ATACTTATTACGCAATTTTTAAATTATTACGTAATTCTGCCCAAAAATCAATAAGTTTTCTTATATTTTACTTTCCCGAGAATACTTTATTAAATTGGGGCAAAATTACGTAATTTCACAAAAAGAATAAAATTTTTTTTTATAATTTCCTTATAAAGTTTAATTTAGAAAAAAATCTATAGTAATATATATATGACAAAATTTTTGAATGATTTATCTTTTGGTAAAAAATATGAAAATCTATTAGCAAATTATTTAAAACCTTTTTATACATCTATTAATAAAATAGAAGGTAAATTTAAAGATTATGATATGATTTGTGATGATAAAATAAAATATGAAGTAAAATCAGATAGATTAAGTATTAAGACGGGTAATTTAGCAATAGAATTTAAATGTAATAATAAAGAAAGTGGTATAACAGCAACAAAAGCAGATTTTTACGCTTATTTTATTATAAAAAATTCTGATGAATATGATTTATATATTATACCAACAGAAGATATAAAAAATAAAATAAAAAATAAAGAATTTAAAAGAACTGTTAAAGGTGGTGATGGTTGGAGAAGTGAAATGTATTTATTTGATTTATCACTATTTAAAAATTATAAAAAATAATATATATATAATGTATAATGAAGATTATATATATATCAAAAAGCAAAAAAAAAGATAAACGGTATAAAGTTTATTTAGATAATGGTGACGAATATGATTTTGGTTTAAAAAATGGTTCAACGTATATCGACCATAAAGATAAAAAGAAGCGTTATTTATATTGGGTTCGACATTATGGAAATGAAATAGAAAGAGATAGAATTGATAATTTTACTCCATCGGCAAGTTTATTTTCTGCATATTTATTATGGGGGAAATATACAAATTTAAGAGATAATATTAAATGGTTAAATAAAAAGTTATGAATTATTCATCAATTAACATTAAACACATAGCGCTATAATTATGTAAATCAATTAACGTATCTCTTAATCCTTCATCATTTATTAAATTTACTCCATTTTTAGTAATTGACATATATCTTTGTAATTTATCCTCAATTCTCATTAAAACACCAACTGCGCCGTATTTTGAAAAAGCATCACCATAATCAATATTTTTTTTAGTAAAAAGTTCTAAACCTTCATTTTGTATTTTTTTTAATTGTGAAATTCTATCCATATTATATATATATATATATACATATATAATATTTTTTTTTAAATTAAAATAATTTTTTTTTGTGAAATCCCGTAAATTTTTAATATAAATTGTGTTCTTTAACATATTTAGATGCTTCGGGTAATGTTAAATTTTGTTTTTTCATTACTTCGGCTACAATATCACCTCTTACTCTCTCTCCTCTTTTAGTTCCAACTATTTTTTTTACTTTTGTATTTTTTTTAATTGGTTCTTTAACAACTTTTTTTGTTGTTTTTGGTTTTTTTACTTTTTTTTTTGGTTCTTTATTTAGTTTTTCAAAATATTTATCTAATTTAAGACTTTCCTTATCTAATTTTTTATCTTTTTTATCTAATTTTTCAAGTTCTTTAAACATTTTTTCAATTTCTTTATTTTCATCTTCATCTGTTTTTAATAATTTTTCAATTTTTGATTTAGTTTTTTTAGGTTTTTTTTCTTTAGGTTCTTTTACTTTAGGTTCTTTTACTTTAGGTACTTTTACTTTAGGTACTTTTACTTTAGGTACTTTTACTTTAGGTTCTTTTACTTTAGGTACTTTTACTTTAGGTTCTTTTACTTTAGGTTCTTTCGGTAATTTAATAACCTTTTCTTTTTTAACTTTAATTTCTTTTGCAGGTTGTTCTTTTTTAATTTCATTAATAATATCTTTTTTAGTCATATTCTTTAAATCAATACTTGGATACATTGCTTTTATAATTGCTATTAATTCTTTTTTAGTTCCACTTAATCCTCCTATTTGACCGTAATTTTTAGTTAAAGCATCTAAATAATGTAAAGTTTGTAAATCATCGGGATGCATACCAATTTCTAAAATTTGATATAATTTTCGTGCTAATTTATTTTTAGTATTTTTATTTAATTCTTTTTTAGTTAATTCGGGATTTATTTTTCGTAGTATATGTATAAATTCATCTTTTGTTCCTGATATTTTACCTCCTTGCATTCTTCCTGCTCCTGACATTAAACCAATAATAGCATTTTTTAGAATTTCTTTACCGACTGGGACAACAACATCTTTAAAAACTTCTGTTCCGACATTATATAATGCTTTTCCTGCTGGTTTGACATAATCATCATAAAATCCACCCCCTTCATAATCACTATCACTATCACTATCACTATCATAATATTCACTATCAGATTCATAAATATCACTATCACTATCACTATCACTATCATAATATTCACTATCACTATCACTACTTGATTCAGAATAATAACCACCAGTTAAAGGCATTTTTTCACTTAAAATTGCTCCACCATATCTTTTATTAAAATCTAAATAATTTTTATACATACCACCACCTAAAAGAGGGTCGGGATATGCTGTATTTTCGTTAATTGATGCTGAATATCTTGGATTTTGTCCGAGTGATTTATAACCTCCTCTATCTCCTAAATTATAATCTCTTTCTGCTCTATTACTTACAAAAGGTTTAAACATCATTTTAGGTCTTGTGTTAACATAGTCTTGTTGATTTTGACGAATTTCATTAATAATTTTCTTGTTAGATAACATTTTACTCATAATATATATATATATATATATTATAAAAAAAATTAATAAAAAAATAATTAAAATATTATTTTGGTTTATAACTTAATTTATTTCAATAATTTTGCTAATTTTGATTTACTCATATGTTTTCTTCCACCTTCATCTGAATTTTTCATTGGTCTCATTCCTCCTTTAGTTGCTTTATGAAATTTAGTCATAGCACCGAAAGAATGCATTTTACCACCAACTTGTTGAGAATATAGTTCTTGGTCAATAATATCATGATGTTCATCACTTGCTTTAGTTTGTAGAACCATTTCACGGTCAAGAACTGCAGTGAAAAAGGATGTAGAACCCAATTCAGAAATTGCATAACCTGAATTAATACACATAATGGTTGCTTCTGGTTGAATTGAAAATCCAAACTGATTAGTACAATTTAAAGTAATTTGAAGATTTAGTTGTGCAATAGAACTATTAGAAAGTAGAGGAGGTAATGAGAGAGCAAGAGCAGGATTAATAACCAAAAGAGAACCTAAAGTAGGAATCAGAACTGACTGACCATTTTGCACCGCTAAAGCACGTCCGTTAAAAGCATAAAATGATTGAGTAGAACCACATTTTTGAGATAATTCAAAAATTTGTGTTATATCAGCACTGGCGATAAGACCGCTCTGATTATTAAATGTAATTGATACACTATTTATTTTAAAGAAACTATCAGTATAACCCCAATTTTTAGAACTTTGTGGAACCGAAACATTTACGCAAATAAGAGACGGCACTTGGTTAATTTGTATATTTTGAAGCGTTATAGTATTTGTAGTATTTGGAGCAAAAACGGGAGCATTAGAAGATTGAGTTAAATAACGAGCATATTCGGAAAATCCAATTACTGATTTTGTTGATATTTTAGAATATTGTAAATCAGATAAACTTAAAAAATTATATAAAATTTTCGTGTTGCTAAATCCCGCAGCAGAGTTTGGGTTTCCTAAAGAAATAGATGTAATATAAGATGTAAGACCATTACCACCACCATTAATTGAAGTATTACCAGTATTCCAAACACGTCTACATGCAGTGTCAATATTCAATACAAGATTAATCGTATTCACACCAATCAATCCGGATTTATTATAATCATCATTGGTAAAGGGTGAAAGACATAGAAATGGTTCGGTTATTTTTGAATAAGATACGAACACTTTCCAAGTATCAGATGTAGACGTAGAAATTAAAGAATCGTCAGTCAATACGCCTCCAACAAAATGCTGTACAACATAATAAGAATATGGAAAGGCACCATTAGGCACTTTGACGTTTGAACCCATTGAAACTTCATTAAAATTTGCCATAGGATTACTGTTTGTTAATATAGAATCAGAAAAAGAACCGAAATTTTGATTTATATAATTTGGACATGTTGAATTATATTGTGATAGATGATTTTTATCTTCTAAAATTTTAATCATCGGAAAAATATCAGAATAATTCGTACTACTTGTTGCGTTGTTCAACGTTAAAGACGCTGTTGTAAAAAGTGATTGAAGAGGATACGGTGCTAACGAGTCGGTGCTTCCAATTTGGAATGCTTGAACTCCAATCGGAACGTTTCCAAGATTTATAGTTAAATTTAAATCAGATTGTAATAATACTCGAGCATCTGTAACAATACTTTCTGAAGGAATCTGGCATGTAACCGTCAAACTTGAATTCGAACCTGTAAATGGATACGCTTGATATGTATTATTACTAGCGCCGTCAAAAATTGGATATGTCATATCATTTGTTAAATCATTAATCCGAGGGTCTTGAATTTTAATACCTTTTATATCGTGTGACATTATATATATATATATTATATATTTTTTTTTCTAAAAAATTATTAAATATGATTTTTTAATTTTTTATAATAATCTTTTCTAAAAAATCCAATTTTTAAAGATAAATAAGTTCCACTATTTAAATATATTGGTTCTAAAGTTCCGTAAACTGTTCTATACCAAAATTTAAAATCTAAATTAAATAATGGATTCTCACCTGTAAGTTCAAAAACACGATATTGAGCCGTGGGGTTGTAAACAATATTTTTATAGTAAATATTATCTTCTAAACTATATTCTAATAAAATATTTTGAGATTGACTATTATTATTTTGTGATGCTATTTCATTAGCATAATATATAGTTGGTCTAAAAATTTGACTTCTTATGACTGGTAAAAATTGTGATGTTATAACTATACTTATTATTTGACTAAATAAATTTATTGATGGGGATTCTTGAGTTAAAATATTTACTCCTGATGAATCTACAACAGAATTATTATTAGTTATAACTATTTGTTGTAATGTTAAACTATTTAAATTAACTGTATATGCTGGAAAATAAGAAAACAATGTATAAAGTGGTCCGTTGAAATATAACTTAACAGATGATGGTAAATCTTGATTAAAAATATTATTTGGTGAATATAATGAAAATAAATTTGTTGTAGGGTCAAATTTAATATATGGTATTATTGATGATGGTAAAGATGGATAATCTATTTTTAATTGTGTCCATGCTGTTGAAATAGCATTATTCACTAAAAAAGCAAAATAAGAATAATTATATATTGAATAATAAAAATTTTGATTATCTTGTAACCCATTGGATGTTTGAGACGGTGCTGGGGGAATTGGTGCTACTTTAGTTTGTGGTATAAAAATTACAGGTGATGTATATGTTGATACACCATAAGTTAAATAAATATTGTATATACTTAAATTAACGTTTGATTGATTGGGAACAATAGGGACATTTAAAATAGGAGCATCAGTATTTGTTAAATTAAATTGAACAATAGAACCATAATATTTTTCAGGATTAAATAAATATGGTAATATACGAGATTGATTATATTCTGCTAAGGTTGATGTTAGTTGTCCATCACTATTAATATTAGAGACTTGAACATCTAGATAGAAGATATCAGGAGATTCATTCATCATTATATATATATATTAATATATTATATTTTTTTATAATTAATTTGATTTTTATTG